GGACAAGTCTGCCGGCAAAGAGACATGGATGAATTTTGACCGCGATGGTCAAGCCGAGATCATCCAGAAGCAGCACATCAAAGAGGTGCTGGAGGCAAACAAACGTCAAGCGAATGAGTGGGAGTACGGCAAGCTCATCGGGAACACGCAGCGCCATCACCAGAAGGTCGCTGACATCCCGAACCTGCTTTATGTCCAGCTCAAAGAGAAGTTTGGTCATCCCGCCGACAATCCACGCGATTGGGCCAAGTGGCTGAACGATCCGGACAACCGACATTTTAGAACTGGCGGCGGACGTATCTAATGGCGATCACGAACTATACAGAGCTGAAGACCGCTGTGGCGAACAGCCTCGCGCGCTCTGACCTGACCGACAACATCCCCGACTTCATTGCACTCGCAGAGGCGCGTCTGTCTCGTGAGCTTGAGACGCGGGAGCAGGAAAAGCGGGCCACCGCGACCCTGACGGCCAGCGATGAGTTTATCAGTCTGCCTACCGATCTGCGGGAGGTCCGCTCTGTAAAGCTCAACACTTCGCCGAACACGGTGCTTGAGTATATGTCGCCAACCTCGCTGGATAACACCTATCCCAGCGGCGGCAATGGTAAGCCAGTGGCTTACAGTCTTGTCGGCACCGAGATGAAGATGCGTCCGGTTCCTGACTCCGCTTATACGGCAGAGATCATCTATATCGGCGGCCTGTCAGCCCTGTCCGACAGCAATGCCACCAACACTATGCTGACCCGCCATCCCGACGCCTACCTCATGGGGTCGCTTGTCGAAGCCTATCAGTACCTGATGGATGACCAGCGGGCGCAAATCTACGACCAGAAGTTTTCGCGGATCATTGAAGAAATCCGCAAAGACGAGCAGCGCAGCCGGTATGGCACTGGCACGTTGCACATTCAGTCAATCTATACACGGCAAGCGAACATTTAGGAGTAGAGCATGAGCGCGCTTTCTGACTATGCCGAGAACAAAGTGCTGGACGTTCTGGGGGCCAACGCGACCTTCACCGCTCCGAGCAATGTTTATCTCGGTCTTTCGACAGGTTCTTTAGGGGACGATAACAGCGGCACCGAGCTGACCGGCAACAATTACAGCCGCGTTTCGGTTTCCTTTGGCGCCGCAGCCAGCGGAACCATGTCAAACGACGCCGCGATTGAGTTCGCAGCAGCTACCGGATCGTGGGGCAGTGTGAGCCATTGGGGCCTTTATGACGCCGCATCGTCGGGCAACCTGCTTGTTCACGGCAGCTTCAGCGCCGCAAAAACAATCGCTTCGGGAGACGTTCTGAAAGTAGCAACCGGCGACCTTGATATCACTGCCGCGTAAGGAGTGAGTCATGGCTATCACCAAGCCGAATCTGGATCAGCTTACAGGCTCTATTGATGCCTTTGTCGGCTCGTTTGATAGTGACGCCGATCTGCTCCGTGCAGATTTTACTAAGGAGCCAACGCTAGAAGAGCTGGACAGCATCATTGCCAACTTTGATGCGCTCGACAGCTTTGGCAACGTGGACAGCCTGAGCTTCGACTTTTTCTCAGTCGCAGCAAACGCAAGTCTGTCAGTTACCGGCACTGGCACTATTCAGGTGCCGATCCCGATGGACGCCTCTGCGTCTGTCGCTGTCACAGCAACAAACGCCTTCGACCGCATACGAGGAGTGGACGCCGCCGTCACTGGTGCAGTGTCCTTCGCCGCTACCGCAGCCTTCATCGCGCGGATGGAGGCAAGCGCATCGGTTGCCGTCACCGCCACTAACGTAGCGGGTCGCATCAGGGGCATGTCTGCAAGCGCCTCTGTGGCTGTCACAGAGTCCGCAAGCTATGTCGTGGTCCTGACTGCTGAAGCAGCCGCAAGTGTCTCCGTAGAGGCTTCTGGCGCGGCTACAGGCGTCTTCTCTATGCCGGCGACAGGCAGCGTTGTGATCAGCGGTAGCGCCATCGGCAAGATACCGGGCGAAGACTGGTCCGATGTCGCGGAAGACGGTGAGACTTGGACTATCCAGACAGCCGGATCAGAGGTTTGGGCTGTGCAGGATGCCGGCAACGATGGGACGTGGTTACAGCAATGATTACTTTTGGCGAATGGCTGCCCGACCAGCCCGATCTCAACAATGCCGGCGTCACGGTGGCGACCAACGTCGTGCCGGCTGCTAATGGTTATCGCAGCTTCCCCAGCTTCATTAGCTTCAGCAACGCTGCCACAGCGCGCATACGCGGGATGTTTGCAGCAAAGGATACGAGCGACAACGTCTCCCTGTTCGCGGGAGATGAAGGGAAGCTCTACAAGTTCAATCAGGGAACGAGTGACCTTGACGACGTCTCAAAGTCGGGGACGCCGGCCTATGATCTAGCCGGCCCAGAGCGGTGGCGCTTCAGCCAGTTTGGCACAAAGGTCATCGCGGCAGGAGGCACAGGTGAAGAGCTTCAAGTCTTCGATGTGGGGACGGATTCCGCTTTTAGCAATTTGGGCGGTAGCCCGCCGAAAGCGGACTATATCGCCGTCGTCAGAGACCAAGTGTGGACCGCCAATATCGATGAAGGGTCGGGCCGTGTTCCAAATAAAGTCAGATGGAGTGCGATCAACAATGAGGCATCTTGGACCATTGGAACAGATCAAGCTGACAGTCAGGTCATTCCTGACGCGGGCGCAATCACAGGCCTTGTCGGTGGTGAGCGCGCTGTCATCCTTATGGAGCGGGCTATTGCTGTCGCTTACTACGTCGGCTCACCGCTTATATACGAAATTAACCGAGTGGAAACTCAGCGCGGTTGTCCGTTTCCTGACAGCATTGCAAATGTTGGAGGCGACGTATTCTACCTCGCGCGAGATGGTTTCTACCGCTTTTCAGGCAATCAATCCATTCCGATTGGGGCGGAAAAAGTAGACAAGTTTTTCTTCAAAGACTTTGACGAGGCGAAGGTCGACAAGATGTCTTGCGCTGCCGATCCGGAGGCGCAGCTTGTCGCGTGGTCCTATGTGTCGAACAACGCACCGGACGACACGCCGGACAAAATCCTCGTCTACAACTACGCAATCAACCGCTGGTCGATCATTGAGCAACAGTGTGAGCTGTTGGCCCCGCTGTTCACGCCGGCCTACACGCTAGAGGACTTGGATAACCTTGCTGCCAATATTGACTCCCTACCGGCGCCCCTTGATTCGGCACTCTATAAGGGTGGTCAATACTTCTTCGGTGGAAGCAAGGATAAGAAACTGCATGGTTTCACTGGCACGGTGCTTGCCGGCACCATTGAAACCTCAGAGTTTACGCTCACGAAGAACCGGCACACGCTTGTAACCCGCACGGTGCCTTATTTCAAAGACGGCTCTGTGACGATGCAGATCGGGTCGCGTGACCGGCAAGACGACGCCACCAGCTTTGATACCGCGTCCAGCCTGACGGATGAGGGCTTTTGCCAGCACCGCGTACAGGGGCGGTTCCACCGCGCGCGTATGAACATAACCGGCAACTGGAGCTTTGCTCAGGGGCTGGATATGGAGGGGCAGACCATTGGCAGACGCTAACTTCCGGCGCCTGCCGACAGAGGCGACAAACCCGCGTGAGATCAGCCAAGTCGTCAACAACATTCTGGAAGGCAAGCTGAACAGCACCGGCTCGTTCACATGCACTGCCAGCGCGGCAACAACGGCGGTCACCGACTTCCGCGCCGGCTTGGACAGCGTGATCCTTCTCATGCCTACGACGGCAAACGCAGCGTCCGAGCTGGGGGCTGGTACGATCTTCGTCAGCACCCGCGCAAAGCAGAGCTTTACGGTCACGCACGCTAACAACGCACAGACGGATCGGACATTTGCTTATGTCGTCATCGGTTGATGAGTGGCGCCGCTGCTCACGCTGGATTGAGGATGCGCTGGAATATGCGCACGGCTCTCACACGCTAGACGATGTGTGGGACGCGGTAGAGCGCGGAGACGCGCAGTTTTGGCCCGCCGAAGATGCGGGTCTGGTTACAGAAATGATCGACTACCCACAGCGCCGCACCCTGCGGTTCTGGCTGGCGGGCGGTGATCTGGAAACCCTGCGGGCTTTGGAAGACAAAGCCATCGAGTGGTCAAAGCAATGGGGCTGCACAGCCTGTGAAATCATTGGAAGGCGTGGTTGGGTCCGCGCTTTAGACGGCTATGAAGAGGCCGGCACTATAGGAGTGAAGAGCTATGGGTAAAGGTGGAGGCGGCGGTCAGCAGACCGTTAACACACAGACACAGCCACCAGATTATGCGCTGCCTTATTTGGAGTATGGACTCGCAGAGGCAAAGCAGCAGTTTGAGTCGGACATGCCG